GAAAAAGACTCGTAGTATTTGTATCAAAGAATCTGGATATGATGCATATTTTGCACTTTCCAGTAGTTCTCTGTCACAGGATTCCTCATTTGATGTTGATGATGGTGCTACTAAGGCAAAGATTAAATCTGCTTTTGTTAAGTCTTTGAAGGTCAAAAAACTAAATAAAAAAGTTCTTGGAGAGTTTATTTCACTAGTAGTATGACAAATGAAAAAGATTGGAAAGAGATTGCTAAAGCATCTGAAAAAGATCCTAAAGTGATTGATATTTTAGAGAATGGTCCTAGATCTCTTACCCAGGCATGGTTATTGCAAGCAATGAGATATAAGTATGGACAGTCTGAGAACTGATACAAGGAGGTCTACAAGACCTCCTTTCTGCTTTATAATTACTTTGTTGAAACGAACCACACAATGTCCCGCATCAAAATGACCGACGATCAAATTATTCAAGATCTTCAAGATCAGTATGGTGCTAAGATTACCTCTGGTGAGGTTAAGGCATATTGTCAGATGAATGACTTGTCTTATCCTACTGTAACTCGTCGTCTTGAAAACTTTAAGGTCGGTCGTGGTAAATGGGATCTTACTGTCAAAGAAAAACTTGAGCAGTCTTTTCAAGCACCTGCTGCTCTACCTGCTGTAGAACAAAACCTTATTCCACAAAAAGATGATTCCTTCGTCCAGTTTGGCAATTTTGGTGACGTTAAAAAAATTATTAAATCCGGTCTCTTCTACCCTACGTTTATTACGGGTCTTTCGGGTAATGGTAAAACGTTTTCTATTGAACAAGCGTGTTCTCAACTCGGCCGAGAATTGATTCGTGTCAACATCACAGTTGAAACCGATGAAGATGATCTTATTGGTGGTTTCCGCCTTGTTAATGGTGAGACCGTCTGGCACAATGGCCCAGTCATCGAAGCACTGCACCGAGGTGCCGTGTTGCTACTTGACGAAATCGACCTTGCTAGTAACAAAATCCTTTGCCTTCAATCCATTCTTGAAGGTAAAGGAGTTTTTCTCAAAAAAATCGGAAAGTTCATTGCACCCGCAGACGGATTTCAAGTATTTGCAACGGCAAACACTAAGGGTAAGGGATCCGAGGACGGACGATTTATTGGAACTAACGTGCTTAACGAGGCATTTTTAGAAAGATTTCCTGTAACTTTTGAGCAGGAGTATCCAGCTACTGCTATTGAGCAAAAAATACTTGGCAAGATTTGTGATGATGCTGACTTCTGCAAACGACTTGCTGATTGGGCAGACATTATTCGCAAAACGTTCTATGATGGTGGCATCGAGGAAATTATTAGCACTCGTCGTTTGGTTCATATTGTAAAGGCATACAGCATCTTTGGAGACAAGGCAAAAGCAATTCAAGTATGTGTAAACCGTTTCGATGATGAAACTAAGCAAGCATTCTTGGAACTGTATGACAAAGTTGATGTTGACTTCCAAATGCCGATTGACGAACAAAAACTTTCTTGATATAATTATGGCTAACTCTTGGAGTTTTCTTTCTGACGAAATTATGAGCACCAATGAAATTTATGAAGATTCTCTATCGGGAATTACTTCAGCAACTAAAGAAGATTGGAATGATTTCTGGACAGGTGATGGAATTAGTTTGACTGATAATCCATATTATCGGACGGATACCATTACTATTAATGATGATCAAACTATTAACCTTGATATGACAAGTAACAACCCCACTAGATTTAAATACAGTGAAGAACGTATTCTAAAAGAACTGACTGAATACATTTCTGATACATACACTGCTCACTACTCTGCCGGTGATGATAAAGTACAAACACTTGATTTGATTGAAGCATGTGGTGATGGTGAATCTTTCTGCCGCAGTAATATCCTCAAGTATGCCTCACGTTATGATAAGAAAGGTACAGCCCGACGTGACATTATGAAGATCTTGCATTATGCTGTTCTTCTAATGCATTTTAATGACAAGAATGCTCAACGTGAAATTTACCCTCAGTGATGAAAATTCGTAATCCAATGAAACTGTCCGACAAAACTCTTTCTGTTCTGAAGAACTTCTCCTCTATCAATCAGTCTATTTTATTTAAAGAGGGTAATAAACTTCGCACTATTAGTGTGATGAAAAATATTCTTGCTGAAGCAACTGTAACTGAAGACTTTTCAAAAGACTTTGGTATCTATGATCTTAATCAGTTCCTTAATGGTCTGAGTCTTCACGCAAGTCCTGAACTTGACTTTGGGAATGAAGGATATGTTGTTATCCGTGAAGGCAAGATGCGTTCTAAGTATTTCTTTGCTGATCCGAATGTCATTGTTACTCCTCCCGAAAAGGCAATTAATCTACCTAGTGAAGATGTCTGTTTTGAACTGAGTACAGATCAACTTGATAAATTGTTGAAAGCAGCAGCAGTATATCAACTGCCTGATATCTCCGCAGTAGGTGAATCTGGTGTTATTAAACTGGTTGTTCGTGACAAGAAAAATGACACCTCTAATGATTTTGCTATCGTTGTTGGTGAGACTGAGAAAGAGTTCTCTTTCAACTTTAAGGTAGAAAATATCAAGGTTCTTCCTGGCACGTATGAAGTTGTGGTGTCTCAGAAACTTCTCTCTCGTTTCACTTCTAAAAATCATGACCTCACTTACTACATCGCACTTGAACCCGACTCCACCTTCGGGTAAAAGGGATTATCCGTATCCACTGTATGCTCCATGGACTGCAGTGGAAGCGGGTAAAAAACAATTTCGTGAATGGTTAAAAAAACAACAAGAATGAAACATATTCTTTTTACCCTTAAAGGTTGTCCGTTTGAATCTCTTGATAATAAAGGATTTATTCGGATGCTTTTATATAATGCAACAAAAAAATGTAAATCTACACTTTTAAATCTTGCGGTTCATAAATTTGAACCTCAAGGAGTTACTGGCATTGCTATGTTAGCAGAAAGTCATATTTCTATTCATACATGGCCAGAAAAGGGTATAGCAGTTTGTGATGTTTTTACCTGCGGTGATACCGCAGAACCTGAAAATGGTGTAGAATATATGAAAGAACAATTGAAAGCAACTGATATTGTGTCTCATGAATTTGTTCGTCCTTTGGAATGATTATGCGTAATGAATTTCTTTGGGTTGAAAAGTATCGACCTAAAACTATTGAAGATTGTATTTTACCAACAAATATTAAGAAGACTTTTCAAGACTTCCTAGATAAAGGTGAGGTGCCAAATCTACTTCTTGCTGGACCTGCTGGGTGTGGTAAAACAACCGTAGCTAAAGCACTTTGTAACGAACTGGGGGTAGACGTTTATGTCATCAATGGATCAGATGAGGGACGTTTTCTTGATACGGTCAGAAATACTGCAAAAAATTTCGCTTCGACCGTCTCACTTCAAGCAACTGGCAGACACAAAGTCATCATCATCGATGAAGCCGATAACACAACAAACGATGTACAACTCCTCCTTAGGGCGTTTACGGAGGAGTTTTCTGGCAATTGCAGATTCATCTTCACCTGCAATTTTAAAAACAAAATTATCGAACCTCTCCACTCCAGATGTGCCTGCATTGACTTTTCCGTCAATTCCAAAAGCAAACCCCAACTTGCAGCACAGTTCTTCAAAAGAATCCAAGAAATCTTGGTTGCAGAAAGTGTTGAATATGATAACAAGGTCCTGGTAGAATTAATTAATAAGCACTTCCCAGATTGGCGACGTGTTTTAAATGAATGCCAACGCTACTCTGCTGGTGGTAAGATTGACTCTGGCATTCTTGCAACCTTTAGTGATGTAAAAGTAAATGACTTGGTTAAGAAACTTAAGGAAAAAGATTTTCCCGAAGTACGTAAATGGGTTGTCAATAACCTGGACAACGATACTTCTGTTCTATTGCGTCGTATTTACGATGCTTGTTATGATTCCATGGTTCCGAATAGTATTCCTGCTGCTGTGCTTACTCTTGCTAAGTATCAGTATCAAATGGCATTTGTGGCGGATCAAGAAATAAATATGCTTGCGTGTCTAACCGAAATTATGGTGGAGTGTGAATTCAAATGAAAAAATCTAGACAAAAAAAATCCAGAACGTATTACTACTTCTGGTCATTCATGGCACTTACAGTATTCCTTGGACAACTTTATGTTGGAACGGGATATCGTCTTCTGAATAACAGTATGCAAGAAATATTTGATAAAGTTGATGGAGTAATTCTCCGAAATGCAGAACCTTATGATGAACCTGATTATCTCTGATGAAAGCACTGAAAACCCCTCTTCGTTATCCTGGTGGCAAATCCAAAGCCATCAAAACTCTGTCTGCTTGGTATCCAAAAGTAATCACTGAGTATCGTGAACCCTTTATTGGTGGGGGTTCCATTGCTATTGATGTGACCAAATCTAATCCTGACATTCCTGTTTGGATTAATGATCTGTATGTGCCCCTCTATAACTTCTGGGTGCAACTGCGTGATCGTGGTCAAGACCTCTCTGAGAGTGTCAGGGAGCAAAAAGAGAAGATGCTTGAGAGTGGCACTCAAGAGGAGAAAGATAAATTTGCTAAAGAACTGTTTAATCAGTACAAAGCAGATATTGACACTTATGATGATTTTCAGAAGGCAGTTGCTTTCTTTATCATGAACAAGTGTAGTTTCTCTGGTCTGACTGAGAACAGCACATTCTCTCGCACTGCTGCTAATTCCAATTTCTCTTTGGTTGGTGCAGATAAACTTTCTCAGTTTTCTGAACTGATTAAGAACTGGAAGATAACTAACATTGATTACTCTGAAGTAATGAATGCTGATGGTCCTGAGAATACTTTTGTATTCCTTGATCCTCCTTATGACATCAAAGACTTTCTGTATGGAAAGAATCGTGAGATGCATAAGTCATTTGACCATGATGACTTTGCTCAAAACGTTTACAAGTGTCCTCACAAGTTCATGATTACATACAATGTTAATGAACGACTTGAGGAACTGTATAAGGATTATGAACTTAAGTATTGGAAGTTACGATATTCAATGGCACATCGTGGTGATAAAGGCACTGATGATAATGTCAAGACTGAACTTCTGGTTACTAACTATTCCCTTACTCCTAAGACACCTCTGGAGGAGCAATGGAACTGAAAGATTGGTTGAATTCCATTAACTTCAATAAGGAAGATTTAAGTGAGGACACTAGCTCTTACCCTCCATATATCGTTAATCGTTGTTTGTCTGGTCATCTTGATTGTATCATGTTTGCTAATCAGATGAATTTATATAATCATCTTGATAAAGATATGCAATATTCTTTTTATCTAAATAGTCTGAGGAAAAGAAAGAGATTCTCTCCCTGGCTCCGAAAGGAAAAAGTCACGGATTTAGAATGTATCAAAAAATATTATGGATACAGTAATGAAAAAGCATCTCAAGCTCTGAAAATCCTGACAAAAGAACAGATTAACTTTATTAAACAACGACTTGATATTGGAGGCGCTAAATGACTAATACTGTA